CGCAGACCGACGAGAGCGCCGCGAGCCCCTCGCAGGTGGCGACGCGCGAGAAGATCCTCGCCGGGGCAATCCTCGGGCTCTCCGGGCCCGGCAAGCGGATCGCCGGCCTCTGCACCGTCACGGTGATCCGAACCGACGACCTGGCCGACCGTCTCCTCGACCGGACGCGGCATCCTGCGTGGCAGGGCGAGCGGACGCGGCTCGTGTACGAGTGGCCCGACGCGGAGGAGTTATGGGGGCAGTACGCCGAGATGCGGCGCGAGGGGCAACGCTCGGGCGAAGGTACGGGCAAGGCGGACGCCTTCTACGCCGCGAGGCAGGCCGACATGGATCGTGGCGCCCGCGTCGCGTGGCCGGCGCGGAAGTCGCCAGACGAGCTGTCCGCGATCCAGCACGCCTGGAACCTCCGCATCGACCGCGGCGAGAGCGCGTTCAACGCCGAGTTTCAGAACCAGCCGCTCGCGGACGACATGGCGACGGACAAGCTCGACCGGCGGCAGCTCGCCGTGCGGGCGACCACCGTGCCGCGTGGCGTCGTGCCGCACGGGCACTCGTCCCTCACGGCGTTCGTCGACGTGCAGGAGCGGCTCCTCTACTGGCTCGTCGCGTCGTGGTCTCCGTCCTTCGGCGGGCACGTCGTGGCCTACGGCGCCTATCCCGACCAGGGGTCGTCGCACTTCGAGGCCGGGTCGGCGAAGAAGACGCTCTCGCAGGCGGCGGGCGGTGCCGGCTTCGAGGCGTCGCTCCGGGCCGGGCTCGACACGGTCGCCCAGCAGCTCCTCGCGCGCGAGTGGAAGCGCGAGGACGGCGTGCCGATGCGGATCTCCCAGGTGCTCGTCGACTCGAACTGGGGGCAGTCGACGCAGGTGGTGCGGAACTTCTGCCGGGCGACGCCCTTCGCGGCGACGATCCTGCCGAGCCGCGGGAAGGGCATCGGGGCCTCGGGGACGCCGATGGGCCCGCGGCGTAACCGTGGCGACCGGGCCGGGCTGAACTGGGTCGTCGGCCGCACCGCCGACGGCGTGCAGATGGAGTGCAGCTACGACACGAATTTCTGGAAGACCTTCGTCTCGGCGCGCCTGCGGCTGGGCGTGGGCGACCCGGAGGCGATCCTGATCCACCATGGGCAGCACGACCTCCTGCTCGACCACCTGACGAGCGAGTTCCCGGTGCGGGTCGAGGCTCGCGGGCGGGTGGTCGACGAGTGGCGTGGGACGGCCCGGGAGAATCATTGGTGGGACGGCCTGGTCGGCGCGGCGGTGGCGGCGTCGATCTCCGGGCTCCAGCCGGCCGGCGGTGAGGCGGCGACGCGCCGGCGGAAGAAGGTCAGCATCCCGACGGGCCCGGACGGGAAGCGCGTGATCGTCACTCGCCGCGCGAAGTAACGCCACACCCCCTCTCTTGCGACCGCCTCCTCCACGCATCGTGGAGGCATGAGCGACGAACTCGCAGACAAGATCGACAGCACGGCCCAGGGGCCGAAGCGCGTCCGCACGGACGCCGGCGAGGTCGAGGCGCACTCCCTCGCCGAGATGATCGAGGCGGACAAGTACCTCGCCTCGAGGGCCGCCACGGCCGCGACGAACATGCACCGCGGCCTGCGGTTCAACGTGCTCAAGCCTCCGGGGACCGTCTGACGTGGCGAAGCGATCCGCACCGAAGGCGCGGACCGGCCGCAAGGCGGCACCGGCCCGGCGTGCGCCGCGGCAGGTGACGGTCGAGCGTCGGGTCGTCCGCGGCCGGTTCGACGCGGCGCAGTCGGCCGACGACTCGCGGCACTGGGCGAACTCCGACGCCCTCTCGGCCAACGCGGCCCTCACGCCCGAGGTGCGGAGGATCATCCGCAACCGGGCCCGCTACGAGCGGGCTAACAACGCCTACGTCCACGGCATCTGCGTCACGAAGTCGAACGACCTGATCGGCACCGGGCCGCGGATTCTTCTCGACACGGGCAACGTCGAAGCGGACCGCGAGATCGCGCGGGCGTTCTTCGACTGGTCGTGGCGTGTCCGGCTCGCGGACAAGCTTCGCATCGCGACGGAGGCCCGGATCGTTGACGGCGAGGCGTTCGCCGTGATGTTCACGAACCCGCGTTTCGACGACCGCTCGCCGCAGCTCGACCTCCGCCTGGTCGAGGCCGATCAGATCGCGACGCCGTCGTACCAATACAGCGAGAGCGTGCTGCCCGACGGTTCGTTCGTCGACGGCCTGGAGTTCGACGCCGTCGGGAACGTGATCGCGTACCACATGCTCCGGTCGCACCCGGGCGCGAACTACATGTTCGACTCGTGGACGGCGGACCGGATCGACGCCTCGCGCGTCCTGCACTGGTTCCGTGCGACGCGGCCCGGGCAACACCGCGGGCTGTCCGAACTCACGCCGTGCCTCCGCCTGACGGCGAACATGCGGCGGTACACCGAGGCCGTGATCCGCGCCGCGGAGATCGCCGCGGACCTCGCGGCGTTCGTCCACTCGAACAGCCCGGCGGCGACGGTCGACGAGGTCGATCCCTTCGCGGCCATCGAGATCGAGAAGGGCACGTTGACGACGCTGCCCGAGGGCTGGGACGTGTCGCAGCTCAAGGCCGAGCAGCCGACGAACACCCACCAGGCGTTCACGCGGACGCTCCTCGGCGAGATCGCCCGCGGCGTGAACCTGCCGTTCCACAAGGCGGCCTTCGACGCCTCCTCCTACAACTACTCCTCGGCCCGGCTCGACGGGCAGCTCCACGATCAGAACGTCCGCGTCGAGCGTGACGAGCTCGAGCGTGCGTGGCTGGACCGCGTCTTCGCCGAATGGCTCGATGAGGCCCTCCTGATCCAGGGCTACCTCCCGCCCGGGCTGCCGCCCGCGGTGCGGTGGAACTGGTCGTGGGTGTGGGACGGTCACGACGGCGTCGACCCGGTCAAGGAGGCGAACGCGACCGAGACCAAGCTCGCGACGCTGACGACGAGCCTCGCGGCCGAGTACGCCCGGCAGGGCAAACAGTGGGACGTGGAGCTGCGGCAGATCGCGGCGGAGCGGCGCCTGATGGGCGAGCTCGGGCTGGCGATCGGCGAGCGGCCCGCCCAGGTCGTCGTCCCGGGCCTCGAGCAGGCCCAGGCGGACGGCGAGCCGGATCTTCAGGCGGCCGAGTCCTACCGCCCGACGGCGCCGATGCGCGAGGAGGCCGAGCGCGGTCTCGCGTGGCGCCGTGAGTTCGGCCGGGGCGGGACGGCGATCGGCGTCGCCAGGGCCCGCGACATCGCCAACGGTCGCCCGCTGTCGCTCGACACCGTCGAGCGGATGGCGAGCTACTTCGCGCGGCACGAGGTGGACAAGCAGGGCGAGGGCTGGAGCCCGGGCGAGCCGGGCTACCCGTCGGCCGGTCGCATCGCCTGGGCCCTCTGGGGCGGCGACGCGGGCCGGTCGTTCGCGAACCGCATCCTCGATCAGGCGGAGGCCGACGCGTGAGCATCTCCATTCGTGCCGACGTGCAGTTCCTCCGGGCCGACGCCGGCGAGGGCGACCTGCCGGGATCGCGGATCCCGCGGTTCGCGATGGTGGGCTACACCGGGGGCGAGATCCGGCAGACGTGGTCGCGCGAGCCGATCGTGATCGACCTGGCCGGCATGTCGATCCCGGCCGCGGTGCCGATCGTGTTCGGGCACGACTACGCCCTGGAGAGCGTTCTCGGGCAGGCGTCGGCTCGCGTCGATGCCGGGCAGCTCGTCCTCGACGGCGCGATCCTCGCCACCGGCGAGGCGGCCGCGCAGGTCGTGGCGCTCGGCGACCGCGGCTACCAGTGGCAAGCCTCCGTCGGCGCCGACGTGGACGAGCAGCGGCTCGTCGCGGACGGCGAGACGGTGACCGTCAACGGGCAGACCTTCACCGGGCCTGTCCGAGTCGTATCGCGCTCCCTGCTGCGGGAGTGCTCGTTCGTGACCCTTGGGGCCGACGCAGCGACGGCCGTAACCATCACCGCGAAAGCGGAGGAGCCTCAGATGAGCGAGGAGATGAAGGCGGCCGACGATCCGATGCCGACCGGCCCGGAGATGTCGTCGTCCGAGAACGGAATGGGCCCGACCGGGCCGAGCGACGTGGCGAGCGCCACGCCGCGTCTCGACGTGGAGGCGATCGTCGCCGACATCGAGAAGCGCATCACCGCCCAGGTGGAGAAGAAGATGCTCGACACCGTGCGAGCGGGCCGAGGCGTGACCATCCACACGCCGAGCAAGCCCCACGTCGACGACAACCAGGTGCTCGCGGCCCGTGTCTGCATGACCGGCGGCCTCGGCGGCCTGGAGAAGCACTTCGCCGAGCCCGTCCTCGAGGCGGCCGGTCGGAGCCGGATGGTCAGCCTCCAGGAGATCCTCCTGCGGGCCGCGAAGGCGAACGGCTACGACCGGCACGACTTCAAGGTCTCGACCGAGAACGTCCGGCAGGTGCTGCGTGCGGCGTTCTCGACGCACGACATCGCGGATCTCCTCGCCGCGACCTACGGGAAGTTCCTGCTCGCGTCGTTCAACGCCGTCGAGTCGTTCTGGGATCGGATCTCCGTGATCCGTTCCGTGAACGACTTCAAGACCGTCACGGGCCTCCGCCTGGACGGTGGCTTCGTCTTCGACGAGGTCGGGAACGACGGGAAGATCAAGAACGCCGACGCCGGTGACGACAAGCGGACCATCGCCGCGAAGACGTACGCCCGGATGTCGTCGATCACGCGCCAGGACATCATCAACGACGACCTGGGTGCCCTGACCCAGGTTCCGCAGCGTCTCGGCCGCGGGGCCGCGCTGAAGCTCAACTCGGTCTTCTGGTCGGAGTTCGAGTCGAACAACGACACGGCCTACGAGAAGAAGACGGCGGCCGCTGGGAACGCCCTGTCGCTGACGAGCCTGAAGGCGGCCGTCGGCGACTACCGGAAGCTGAAGGATCCCGACAACAACCCGCTCGGCATCACGCCGGCGATCATCCTCGCGCCGCCGGAGCTCGAGGTGACCGCCGCGGAGCTGATGGGCTCGTCGCTGATCCACGGGACCAGCGGCGCCGCCCCGAGCACGAACGTGCTCGCGGGTCGGTATCAGGTCGTCAGCTCGGCCTACCTGACCTCGGCGACGACCTGGTGGCTCTGCGCTAACCCGGCCGACCTGCCGACGATGGAGGTGGCCTTCCTCAACGGGCAGCGGCAGCCGACGGTCGAGCAGGCCGAGGCGGACTTCGACACGCTCGGCGTGCAGATCCGCGGCTACTTCGACTTCGGCGTCGCGAAGGGCGACAAGCGTGCGGCCTACCGCATGGCAACCGCCTGATCCACGGCACCAGCAAACCGCACCCGCGGGCCCGGGACGGCCGGGCCCGCGGGGTGACCTTCCAGAACCCTATCTCGGAGATCCCTGACGATGGCAACCTTCAAGAGCGACAGCGGGCAGTGGGACTACTCGCCCTCCACCGCGCGGGCGGTGGGCGACGTGGTCCTGCTCGGCAAGGTGGTCGGCGTGGTGTGCCGGCCGATCGCGGCGAACGCGAAGGGCTCGGTCGCGACGCGCGGCGTCTTCACCTTCGACAAGGTGACGGGCGGCGCGCTCTCGGCCGGTGCCGTGGCCTACCTCCACCCGAACGGCAAGGTCACCGGGTCCTCGACGGTGTCCGGCATCGCCGGGCTCGTC